ATTATTTAAGCAATCCTGCCTCACTAGCAAAGAATACTGGGATTATATCGGAGATTGTACGGCTTATATTTGGCACATATCCGACCTCACGATCTATAGCAGACCGAAAGCATTAAGCGAGTTCCGGAAGCCTTGCATTTGCCCGGAAATGCCGTATTGCCCCACCTGTCCCGTCGGGTATGAGTATATCAGTGAGACAGAAGAGGAATTTTACAGGGTTGATGGAGAATGTAACACAGAATGGCGTTGTTTAAATTTTTTAAAAAAAGCACCGCAGTCGTGGTGCTATGTGGAGGGATACTATGAAAATGCGTGAAATTTTGTTCAGAGGGAAAACGCCAGGTGGTAAATGGGTTGAGGGCATATATAGTCCGTACAACTGGGATATAGACCTTGTAAGAGAGAACAAGCCACAAATTATTATTCTTTCTGAAAATAAAGACAACATAGACGGTTTATGGTGTGATATTATCCCGGAAACTGCGGGGCAGTATACAGGGCATACCGACAAGAACGGTGTAAAGATTTTCGAGGGGGATATTGTAAGGTACGGCGATACAATCCATGAAGTGGTTTTTGAGCAACGAAACGGGACAGCATATTTTGGGCTGGTTTACTCGAAAAGTGAGACCCTGCCATTTGGGCATTATCAGGACCTGAGGCAAATCGAGGTCATAGGCAATATCTATGACAATGGATATCCATTCTGACAAGAAGGAGAATGACAGATGCGTGAAATATTATTTCGTGGCAAAGAAAAGAATAGCGGCGAGTGGATATATGGCGATTTACGTCATATATCTGACGGTCACGGCGGTTATATCCTGTGTATCGTGGACAACACAAACGGCAGAAACAACGATGTTACAGGTGTTGAAGTAGTTCCCGAAACAGTCGGACAGTTTACGGGATATTGTGATGAAAGCCAGCATAATGCTTTCGAAGGTGACATACTGAGCTATTGCAGCGGCTTGAACTACGGCGTTATTAAATACGGAAGATATTCAAGCCCTTTCTCAATCGGACAGGACATAGGCTTCTATGTTGAGTGGGTATCTGATAGGGACAGAAATATCCATCGCAAGGACTTAGGCTATTGGCTCAGTGCAGGAACTGCGGAGATAGTAGGCAACATTCACGATAATCCCGAATTGCTGAATGCGGCAGCAAATGGACGGAGGTGAGGAAGATGATTAAATTCAACGGCAGCATATCTTTCATGGTCACGCAACGGTGCAAGATTTGCGGAAAAACCTATGAAGGCGACAGTAATGTGGTAATGCGCAAGTCAATCGTGCATCTCATTTTCCGTCACCCGAAAGAAGCCTTAAAAGCTATTATTGAGGGATACAAAAGAAGGCGACACAAACAATAAAAGGAGTGATCCGATGGCAGAGTACAAAGGCTGTTTGAGCCGTGAGCAGACAGAACAGGCGTGGCACGCACAGAAGAGCGGCAAGTCAATCGTATCTGTAGCTATGTCATTTAACGTCGATGTATCAACACTGTATCGGTCATATCAGCATTATGGATTTCAACCGCCAATTTACAGGAAAGGAAGAAAAGGCAATGGCTAAGGAATACGCAAAGTCGTTTTATAAGTCCGACAAATGGCTGCAATGCAAGATGTCATTTATTGCTGAGCGGCGTGCTATTGACGGCGGATTATGTCAGCGCTGCCGTAAAAGATATGGCTACATAGTACATCACAGGCAGCACATAACACCCGAAAACATCACAGACCCGATGGTCACGTTATCACACACAAATCTGGAATACCTTTGCCAGGAGTGCCACAACAAAGAGCACTTCGGTGATGCGGGTCTGAGGTACATGATCGGCGAGGACGGGCAGCCCATGCCCCCCCTTGCCACAGAAACGGGCAAGCCCCCTCGGGACCGATTGCAGAGATGGGAAGAACACACAGGGAAGTTTTGAGACCCCCCTACCTAAAATCTACAGAGAGGAGCTATCAGATTGGTCAGGTATCCTAAAGATTACAGCCCCATTATGGAGTACTATAGCCAGATAAAGGGCGGTAAAGTTACTGTGTCCAGGAAGGTACAGCGGATCTACCAAAAGTTAACCGAAGACCTCTCGGGGAGCACAGGTGCTGACGGTACCATGTATCACTATTCCCCTTCACGGGCTAATCATATACTTGAGTTTGCGGAAAACTATTGCAGGCACTCAAAGGGCAAGCTCGGTGGACAGCTGGTTGTACTTGAGCTGTGGGAAAAGGCTATGCTTGCAGCTATGTTCGGATTTATTGATGATGAGGGGCGGCGGCGATATCGAGAGGTTGTCCTGATAGTGGCTAAGAAAAACGGCAAGTCGCTGATAAGCTCAATAGTGGGTCTGTACTTGCAGGTCGGGGACGGCGAGCCGGGCGCAGAGGTCTATGCTGTGGCTACCAAAAAGGACCAGGCTAAGATAATCTGGGGAGAGGCTAAGCGAATGGTAAATAAGTCGCCGGAGCTTCGCAAACTGATAAAGCCCCTTGTGGGGGAAATGGACTGCGCTGTCAATGAAAGCGTGTTTAAACCGCTGGCATCTGACACCGACACCCTCGACGGTCTGAATGTTCATGGGGCATTGATGGACGAGGTACACCAGTGGCGTGACGGCATGGCGCTGTATAACATAATTGCAGACGGCACAACGGCACGAGAACAGCCTATGACACTGATAACCACGACGGCGGGCGTTGTTCGTGAAGATATCTACGACAACAAGTATGAATATGCCGCAAAGGTGATAATCAGCTATGATGATCCCGATGCAGGCATTGTTGATGACCATTTTCTTCCGTTTATTTACGAACTTGACGCCCGAGAGGAGTGGGAAGATGAACGCTGCTGGCCAAAAGCCAATCCGGGACTGGGAACGATAAAAAATATCAGGCAGCTCAGGGATAAGGTCAGAAAGGCGCAGCAATCGCCCGATTTACAGCGCAATCTTTTGTGCAAGGAATTTAATATCAGGGAAACGTCGGGCGGCTCGTGGCTGTCTTTTGACGATATCAACAACGAGACACTTTTTGACGTGGCAGAGCTCAGACCACGCTACGGAGTTGGCGGCGCTGACCTTTCAAGTACCGATGACCTGACGGCGGCATGTGTGATATTCATGCTGCCTGAATGTTCGGACATTTACGTTATACCGATGTTCTGGATACCTGCCGATCTGGTCGAGAGGCATATAAACGAGGACAAGGTAAGATATGACATCTGGATTGATAAAGGCTGGGTCAGGACCTGCCCCGGCAACAGAATAAATCCCGATGCCGTCAGGGAATGGTTTCTCGAAGTCCAGAGCGAATATGACATTTATCTGAACCTTGTGGGATATGATTCGTGGAGTGCTGAGCTGTGGGTGAATGAAATGAAAAGAAGCTTTGGCGACAGCACCATGCGCCCCGTGATACAGGGCAAGAAAACTCTGTCCAATCCTATGAAGATGCTCGCAAAGGACCTGCAGGCACACAAGATAATATACAACAACAACGGCGTGCTGAAATGGTGCATGGCAAACACCTGCGTTGATGAGGACAGGAACGGCAATATCCAGCCCATAAAGAGCCGAAAGCCGACCCAGCGTATAGACGGCCTTGCGGCACTGCTGGACGCATACACCGTTTTGCAGGATAACCTTAACGATTATCTGAGTGTGATTTGAAAACAAATAAAGAGGTCGAAATCGAGGGGTTAAGAATACAGCTTTTAAGCGCACCTTGTCTTTCTGTGAGGCAGGGTGCGCTTTTGTAACTGCAAAATCTGAGAGGCATTTTTATTGTAAAATTATAATTGAAGCAAAGTAATTTGAGAAATGAGGTGAACATCACGGCTTGCAAATACGCTGAAAAATGCTGCCACCATAACGCATGGTGGTGTGACTTCAACTCTGCCGCCTGTGATGTGCGCAGAAAGCATGAATGTGCCGAACGTGATACTGAGGGAAAACGTGCAGGCAAAAGCACTGCCACTCCCGACAAGCAGCGTAAAAAGGCGGTGAAGCAGTAATGAGCTTTTTTGCTACTGTAAGGGACAGAATTGCCCGATTTTTCGGCAGAAGCGGTTCATCGGCAACTGTGATGAAGCTTATGACCGACGAGGGGGACACGGGATATTTTGCGTTTGACGGAAAGCTGTATCATTCCGATGTTGTGCGGTCGGCTGTACGTCCGCTGGCATCTGCTGTCGGCAAGGCAGTAGGCAAGCATATACGCCACTGCATTAACGATGACGGCGATGAGGATATCAAGGTCAATCCTGAGGCGTATATCCGATTTCTATTGTCGGAACCCAATCCGTATATGACAGGTCAGGAGCTGCAGGAACGCCTTGCATCGCAGCTTGCACTAAACTCAAACGCATTTGCGTTGATAATCCGTGACGACCTCGGGTATCCCGAGCAGATATATCCCATTACGGCATACAGCGTCGTAAAAAGATATGACAGGGAGCGGAACCTGTATCTGGAATTTATGCTCAATAACGGCAAAAATGTTGTATTCCCGTACAGTGACATCATTCATCTGCGGGACGATTTCTACACCGATGATATTTTCGGCACGCCAAAATATGAGGCCCTGCTTCCATTGATGGAATGCGTTTCGGCTATTGACAGCGGCATAATTACCGCTATCAAAAATTCGGGCATCATTCGCTGGCTGCTGACCTACAATGCAGCGCTGAGAGACGAGGATCTTAAACGCCAGGCGAGAAATTTTGCGGCACAGTTCCTCGAAAGCTCGGAGACTATGGGCGTTGCGGCTGTGGACAGCAAGGCAAAAGCTGAGCAGATATCGCAGAAGGAATATGTTCCGCCCTCTTCCTCGGTAAAATTGATCACGGACAGAATTTACAGCATTTTCAACACAAATTCTGCTATAGTCAATTCAGACTGGACAGAAGACCAGTGGAACGCATATTATGAATCCAACATTGAGCCTGTGCTGCTGAAATTTGCGGCGGCATACACCAACAGGATATTTTCACGTCGAGAACGTGGCTGCGGCAATGAGATTGTGTTTGAAAGCTATAATCTGGCGGCGGCAAGCATTGAAACAAAGCTGAATCTGCGTGAAATGGTTGACCGTGGAGCTATGACCACAAATGAATGGCGTGCTGCTTTCGGCATGGCAGCTGTACCGGGAGGAAACAAACTGCTGCTGCGTAAGGATACAGGCGTTATAACGGAAGGCGGTGAGAGTGATGAGAACGATTGAGATAAACGGCAGCATCGTTGATGATGATTATGGCACTATGTACGACAGATTCGGCATTGCGGCGACATACCCCAAGAAAGTGAAGTCACAGCTTGCCGAGGCTGACGGAGATGATATTGAAATAAACATCAATTCGGGCGGCGGTGATGTATTCGCAGGGTTTGAAATATACACTGCCATTCTCGGCTACAAGGGCAATGTCCGCATAAACGTTACGGGGCTTGCGGCAAGTGCGGCAAGCGTTATCATGTGTGCGGCTGACTGCCGTATATCTCCCGTAGGAATGGTCATGGTACACTGCTCCAGCTGCTATGCAGGCGCGGGAGACCACAAATATCTGGAAAAGATGGCCGACATGCTCAAAAACATCGACGAATCCATTGCAAGTGCATATGTCACTAAAACAGGCATGAGCAAGGGAAAGGCTGTCGAGCTGATGAACGATACCACATGGCTGACGGCTGAAAAGGCTGTTGAGCTGGGACTGTGTGACGGCTACATTGCAAAAATCAATACTTCGGGGAATAAGCCGGAAGGGACACCGACCGACAATAAGCTGAAGAATGATAAAGCTGCGGCGGCGAAAGCTAAAGCAAGATTTTTAATGATGAGAGGAGAAATGCAAAATGTTTGAAAAGCTTAAGGCACAGAGAGCTGAACTGATGGCTGCTGCCAATCAGATGATTGAGGACGGTGACATTGATGGCGCAAACGCCAAAATGGACGAGATCAAGGCGCTCGACGATAAGATCAATGCTCTGCTCGTTGCCAAGAAAAATGCTGATGCCCTTTCCAATGCTGCGCCTGCTGTTGATATCTGCGGCGAGAGCACCGTTCCTGTGGGAACATCAGCCGAGGGCAGTATTGACCTGGGTCTTATGGGCACTGACAACGGCACGGAGAACGACGCAGCCGAAAGAAAGTATGAAAATGCTTGGGCAAAATGGGCTGTCAAGCCCGAAACTATGTCCGTCGAGGACGTGGCTGTTATGAAGGCGTATAACGCAGCATTTACCACCACTACCACAAGCGCAGTTATCCCCAGCACGCTTATGAAGGGCATTCTTGATGATGTATCGGAGGCATATCCCTTCTATGCGGACGTTTTCAAGACCTATGTCAAGGGCACTGTTACATTTGCCAAGGATACCGCATCTTCCGATGCAGCATGGTACGACGAAAGCACTTCCACCGCTGATGGTTCGGAGACCTTTGCAACTATCACCCTGAACGGCTGTGAGCTTGCCCGTTCTATCACAGTTTCCTGGAAGCTCAAGGAAATGAGCATCTCGGAATTCCTGCCCTACATCAGAGCAAAACTTTCCGAAAAGATGGGAGCGGCTCTCGGATACGGCGTACTGAGAGGCAGAGGCGTTGCCGCTTCCACAGAAAGCTCTCCCTGGAAGCCTGAGCCTCTCGGCATTCTCACACAGCTTGCAAAGAGTACGTATTCGGCGCAGAACATCGCTGTTGCAAATCCCACCGCTCAGCAGATGATTGCTGCGTTTGCCGCTGCCAACGCTGCCA